GGGGTACAAGAAGAACGTCTATGTTTTCTCGTGTGTCAGAATGATTGCGATGGCCTGTGCCGGTATTCCCTGGCTTGCGTACTCCATGGAGGGAAGTAGGCTTGTCGAGGTCTCCCCTGGCCACCCTCTTCGGGGGTTACTCACCAGGCCTAACCCCTTTGAGGGCTGGGGACGGTTCATTGAGGAGGTCGTGAGTTACCTGTACCTGACGGGGAACTCTTACATCGAGCTCGTTACTCCTGATGCCAAGGGGAGCAAGCCCCCGAGGGAGTTATATGCCCTGCGCCCTGACCGCGTGCGCATTGTTGCCGGGACGCCTGCGCAACCTGTTGCCGGCTATATCTACTCAGTCGGCGGGCGTGAGGTGAGGATTGAGCCAGAGTGGGTTATTCACCTGAGGTTCTTCAACCCTACGGACGACTTTTACGGCATGTCCCCTCTTGAGCCGGCTTCTTACCCTGTCGACCAGAATAACGAGAGTAGGGCCTGGAACGTTGCCCTCCTGCAGAACTCGGCGCGACCCTCTGGGGCCCTGGTGACGCCTCCGGGCGAGCGGCTGTCGGATGAGGAATTCGAGCGCCTGCGTGAACAACTTCGTGAGCTCTATCAGGGGAGCAAGAACGCAGGGCGTGCGATCCTCCTTGAGGGCGGCCTTGACTGGAAGCCTATGTCGTACTCTCCGGCCGACATGGACTGGCTGGAGGGCATAAAGCTCTCAGCACGGGAAATAGCTCTGGCCTTCGGCGTGCCCCCGCAACTCATTGGGGATAGAGAGAGTTCAACTTATGCGAACTACCAGGAAGCCCGTAAAGCCTTCTATACTGAGACTGTCCTGCCACTTATGGATTGGCTTAAGGACGAGTTCAACGCAAAGCTTGTGCCTAAGTTTGGAAAAGACATGTTCGTTGACTACGACCGTGATGAAATTGAGGCATTACAGGAAGACCGGGAAGCTATGTGGGATCGGGTTATCAGGGCAGTAGAACGAGGAGTCCTCACTCCCAACGAAGCCAGAGAACTCCTCGGATATAAGCCCGTCCCTGGTGGAGACTCACTGTTCATGCCTGGTAACCTACTACCCTACTCCTCTATTGAGGGAGAAGAATGAGGCTCAACCTCTTTGCCCGTCAGTATGCCGAAGAACTTCTTCATCTTTGTGCCCGGTACGAACCACGCATTGTTGAGTACCTACAGACTCTTTGGCTTACACAGGTTGAGCGCATGCGATGGAAAGAAATCGAGTACGCTGTGACTTACAAGGAAGTCCCTCTCGAGTGGATTTTTGCTTGGCAGGAGGACTACGCCACTTTTGTCCGTGAGAAGATCGATCCTGCGTGGCGTGTGGCCATAAAAGAGGCTGGAGGACTCATAGCTGATGTGATTTCGAAAAAGATTACCCCTTTTGAGTTCACACCAACTCGCCTTCAGGTCATACGATGGATTGAAAACAGGTCTGGAGAGCTCATTAGGGGACTGACAGATAGGCAGGTTCAGGCGGTTCGGGACATACTTCGCCATTACACCCTTGAGAGTCCGGTCGATCCATCCACATTAGGGCGAGTCATCCGCTCAGTGGTAGGGTTGACTCCAAGGGAGGCTTTAGCAGTAGCAAGGTTCAGAGACAGCCTGCTTAGCGAAAACCTCCCATTGGATAAGGTCGAAAAGCAAGTTGAGCGTTACGTGAAGCATCTCCACATGGAACGAGGACTTCGCATTGCCAGGACGGAGCTGGGTTATGCCTGGAATGTCGGTGAGTACGAGGCAGTGACTGAAGCACAGGAAAAGGGGATCTTGCGTGGGCGGCTGGAAAAAGAGTGGATTACAGCAAGGGATGAGCTCACGTGTCCCATCTGTGGAGAAATGGATGGGGAGGTTGTAGATAAAGACCAGCCGTTTTCCTGTGGTGTGTTACTTCCACCAGCACATGTCAATTGCCGTTGTGTTCATGCATATCTCGTGGAGGGGTGAGAATGAAAGAATTCAGGGCCTATCCATTTGAGGTCAAAGCAGTCAGTGAAGAAGGGCTTGTTGAGGGTTATGCTTCTGTCTTCAGTGTCGTTGACTATGACAATGACGTGATCGAACCAGGGGCCTTTACTAAAACACTCCAGGAGAGAAAGCACATTCCCATTCTCTGGCAGCACAACCCTCAAGAGCCTATTGGTGTTACTGTTCAGGCACATGAAGACACCAAGGGGTTGCGTGTCATTGGGCAACTGAACCTTGATACCCAGCGTGGGCGTGAAGCCTTTTCTCTACTCAAGCAGGGTGCGTTGCAGGGATTGTCAATTGGCTTTGATGTAGTGAAGCAGATCTGGGAAGGCAGCGTACGGCGTATTAAAGAGGTTCGCCTCTGGGAGTGGTCGCTTGTGACCTTCCCCGCAAACCCCCTTGCTACTGTGACTTCCGTGAAAGGCGTCGTGCCGTATCAGGATCTCCCACTCGCTGATAGAGATCGCCGTTGGGATGCTGACGCAGCAAGAGCCAGAGTGGCACGCTGGGCTGGTGGCCCAGATAAGGACAAGATCGATTGGGGAAAGTATCGTAAAGCTTTCCTCTGGTACGACGAGGATGCGCCTGACAACTACGGGTCGTACAAGCTCCCCATTGCTGATGTGATTGACGGGAAACTCTACGCTATCCCTCGTGGCATCTTTGCCGCTGCAGCTGCAATTCAGGGAGCAAGAGGTGGCGTGGACATCCCTGAGGACGACATCCCAGCAATCAAGCGCCACTTGGAACGCTACTATGCAAGGCTTGACATGACTCCTCCCTGGAAACAGGAAGAAGCTCTGTCGGTGGCTCTACTTGACGTAAAGAGTATTGCTCAGAAAATCCTTGAGCAGAAGTATGGCCGGACAATTTCAGCGGCCAACCGTGCCAAAATCGAGCAGGTCATCGAGATCCTTCAGTCACTCATTACTGAGGAGCCGCAGGACAGCACTCCTGAAGGTAATGAGCCGCTCGAGAAGGCACTCGATGAAGCCCTGCGTAACCTGAAATTCCTCTGCGAGGTGATATGAAATGGAAGAGAAAGTGATGGAACTTATGAAACTCACTCAGGCTCTGCGGGAGAAGTTTGAGCAGACCGAGAAGGGCTTTGTAACCAAAGCTGAATTCCTTGAGTTCCAGGAAAAGCTGGATAAGGACTTCGACGCCATCAAGACTGCTCTCCAACGCCCTATGCTTGCTGGAAAAGACGCAGTAGCGGATGAGAAGAAGGCTGTGTTCCTGAGGTGGATGCGTGGCGAAGCATTGAC